CGTGCTTCTGCGCGCTCGCGTCGCTGGCCCATGCTGAAATCCTCTCGCATCCACGCGGTTGTCCGGCGCGGCTGTTCTGCGGCTGCGGCGCGGCCGTGGAAGTGTTCAATGCGCCGATCCGCTCACTGTGGCTGGCGCGCGCCTGGTTTCGCTTCCCTCGAGCCCGGCCGGCGCCGGGCAGGGTGGCGGTGCGCCGGCATCACGTCTTCGTGCTGCGGCACCATATCAGCGGTGCGACCTGGATGGTCTATGACGCCAATTCCGGCGGACGCAAGACGCGCGTGCATCCGCGCTCGATCGCCGGCTGGACCATCGTGGATCCGCGCGGCAACAAGGTGGCCGCGCAATGATCCGGCGGCGGCCGTGCTGATGCTGCATCAGATCGGCGCCCGATGCAGGCGATTCAGTTTCCGTCCGCGTGGTAGGCTCGGTGATAGGCGCGGACGCTGGCCTCGATGATCTCGGCTTCAAGGGCGGCGGCGTTCGTCGGCTTGTCGTGCCAGATGATGCGCCCGATCTAAAGCGCAGGTTTTATCGGCTCGAAAGTCCCTCCGAGAACAAAACTGCGACTTCATTTCAGAATGACTGCGGTTTTGCATTTCAGAATAGCCGGAGCCGGAAGCTAAGGCGGGTTGCCTAACCGATTGATGCTGTGTATTGATCCGCGCCCATGGGGCCACGTGGCGGAGTGGTTACGCAGCGGTCTGCAAAGCCGTTTACGCTTGTCCCCTACCTTCCGTCTCCCTATCTCGCAGCCTATATTCGAAGTTCCGGCGGTCGTGGCGGAATTGGTAGACGCACGCCATTTGGAAAGGGCCTATTTGAGACCTTTTCCAATGGCGCGGAGTGATATCCATGAGGGTTCGAGTCCCTTCGACCGCACCAACCTAGAACGTCCAACAAAACGTCCAACGTTCGGAATCTGCCTTCATTGATTGTATTGAGGAAAATGCTCAGATAGTGCGGTGCCGACGCCGCTAGGGAGCGCCAGTTACTTTTGCCAAAATCACCATATTTTCAATTGCATAATGCGTAGCGGTTGACTCTGGCGCTTGTTTTGGGCGACAAAACGTCCAACAAAACGTCCAACGTCACGGCGAAATGGAAACGCACAACGACCGTCTGACCGTTCGAAACGGGGTCTGGAACTACGTCCGCCGGGTGCCCGTCGAATACCAGCAGTTCGACCGTCGCGGCATCGTCAAACTTTCCACCAAGATCAAGGTTGTCGCCGATCGATCCGGCACCAAGGCCGCGCGGGTGGCCGCCAAGATCGACGAGCAGCTCGAGCTCTACTGGCGAGGTCTCGCCGGCGGCGCGTCGATCGAGGCCAAGCAGCTCTGGCGCGACGCCGTAGCGCGGGCGCGGACGCTGGGGCTCGAGTACATGCCGCCGGCGGAAGGCGCACAGCGGCCCATCGCTGACGTGCTGACGCGCCTCGAAATACTGATGGACGATGATCGCTGGCGACAACCTGCGATGCGGCAGGCGGTCGGCGGCCTGGTCGATCGGCCGGCGCTGAAGCTCTCGAACTTGTTCGATGAATATGCCGACGCCAAGCGCAGCCGGTTGGCGAAAATGTCGGATGATCAGCAGCGCAAATGGAAGTCTGCGAAACGGCGCGCAGTCGAGATCCTGATCGAACACCTCGAAGACGACAAGGCGTTGCACGAGCTGACGCGCGCCGACATGCTCGGCTACGTCAAGGTCTGGGAAGATCGCGTGATCGACGAAGGTCTACATCCCGGTACGGCGAACAAGAACATCACGCACATTGTCGGCATGATCCGCACCGTGAACCGCGTGCAGCAGATCCACCTCGACATGATGATCTTCTCCGATCTCCGGCTCGAGGGCGGTCGCAACAAGTCGCGCAAGCCGTTCCCGGTAAAGTACATCACCAACAAGATCCTCGCGCCTGGCGCGCTCGCGGCGCTAAACCCCGAAGCGCGCGACGCCGTTCTTGTGGTGGTCGAGACCGGCGCGCGGCCGTCGGAAATCGTCAATCTCGATCCCGCCGGCATCATCCTCGATGCCGAGATCCCGCACATCAAAATCCGACCGACCGGGCGTCTGCTGAAAAATGAGGTCTCGGAACGCGACATTCCGCTGGTCGGCATGGCGCTCGACGCCATGAAGCGTCATCCGGAAGGTTTCCCGCGCTATCGCGATAGGGGCTCTCAACTGTCGGCGGTGTTGATGAAGCACTTCAAGGCGCACGATCTGCTGCCGAGTGAAAACCACTCGATCTATTCGCTGCGCCACAGTTTCAAGGATCGGCTGAAGACCGTTCTGGCGCCGGAGGAACTGACTGACGAGCTCATGGGCCACGCGATTGACAAACCGAAATACGGCGACGGTTACGGCTTAAAGCTGAAGCAGCAGTTTATTCAGGCGATCGCCCTGACGCCGTCGCTGGCCGAGGCCGCTTGCAAGTCGAGATAGCGGCGTGCGCGCGACATCGCATCGTCCCGTGCGCGCATTGCAGCGATTTCGGATTCGAGGCGTTCGAAGTAGGGCGTCCAGGCCGGACCGTCTTCGAGCATCATCCACGAGACGAGCGCCAGCGCGCGTTCGAGGCGTTCGATGGTGATGGGCTCGTCCCGTCGCCGGCGCATCAGGCCACCGTTTCCGCGGCGCTATCGGCGTCTGGCGCGAGTGTGGTCGGCTCGGCGATCGGCGCGGCGAGGGCGTAGCGGTAGCGGCCGATCTCGCCGGCCCGGGTGACGAGGCCGGCGCGGACGAGATCGAGCAGCGCGGCTCGAACCGCGGCCGGCAGCAGTCTATTCGGCCAGGCGATGTCGCGCGGAGTGCGAGGCTCGCCGTCGGCAAGGATCTGCAGCACGCGATCGCGCATCTTGGCGACCGTGAGGCTTTCTCGGGTGACGCTCCAGAAGGCGGCGATGCCGGCGGGCTTTCTCACGCCGCACCGCCTTCCGCCTTGGCGAGGGCGGCGCGGGCCTGTGCGCGTACCTCGTTGAGATACCAGTCGGAGCTTCGACCTTGCTCAGCGGCATCCTCGGCGCGATGTTCCCACCATGTCCGGGCATCGGGATCGTCAGGGTGGCCGTACGCCATCGCCATATCGCGCAGCGCCGTCTCCAACTCCTTGCACCGCTCTGCAAGCTGGCGCGGCGTCAGGCCGGTTTCGTGCAGGACCGTACCGGCCTCTGCGATCAGGCGAGCGTGATCTTCCGAAATGTCGGCTTCAAGGATGCGTGTGCCGCCGAACATCTTCGGCTCGACCGCCGTAATGGCGAAGCCGGCCGGCTTCATTTCGGACACCTCGCCTGATGCGAGATCGAGCGTTCCCCGCTTGATCGGCGAGTAATTCCACGGCCCCGCCGTGAACTTATGCTTTGCTGCGCTGGTCATGCCGGCACCTGTTGCGGTTCGTTCAGCGCGGCGGCGACGGCGGCGAGCTGGGCCTCAAACGCGCGCTGCTCCTGCTGCCATTCGGCAAGGGCGACGTCAGCCTCGAGCTGGGTGCAGGTGGCGAGGTTGTCTTGAGTGGGGTTTGGCTCCGGCGCCATTGCGCGTCTCCCGATCTGTGATCGGGAGAAAGTAACCTATCCGGTCACATTCGGTCAATCGGAATTTGTGACCTAATTGGTTACTAACGTTTCGACTTCGGCGCACGCTTAGGCTTTGACGGTGACCCGGTGAGCTTGGTCAAAAGCGCGAGGGCCGCCTCGCGCTCAGCCATGGTGAGGCCAATATCACCGTCGCTGGCGTCCCCCGTCGGCGGCGGGCGCCAAAGCTGTTCGGGCAGAATGCCGAGAGTATCGGCATATTTCGCGATCTTCTCCGCATTCATCCGGTTCTGTTCGCGCTCCATCCGATGGACGGATTCCCGCTCGATCTCGAACGCTTCGGCAATCGTTTCCGGACGAACGTTGAGGTGCTTCCGCCACTCAACAAGATAGAGGAGGCGGCGCGGAGGTGCGGCTTTTGTGACCATGCCGGTATCGTACTTGTGGATGGGCATGGTGGCAGGGGCCGCAACGGTCACATTTTGACTTTCCATTTTGTGACCGAATCGGTTACTGATCGCGATCATGAGCGAGCCGCACCCTCTTACCGAGTACCGAAACAGCTTCACACCACCCAAATCGCAGGAGGATTTGGGCCGTGATCTTTCGGTGAGTCGCGAGGCCATCAACCGCTGGGAAAACGGCAAGCGGAAGATCGATACTGACATTCTGCCGCGCGTTGTCGAGATCACCGGCATTCCGGCACGCGAACTGCGGCCCGATTTGGCTGCGTTGTTCGACGGGGAGGCCGCCTGATGTCAGTGGCAGCCGCCCTCGGCCATCACATCGTCGATCGCCACGTTGCCCTCCTGAAACGCGGTGCACTGGCGCAGGCCGCGCGCGAACGTCGCCTCCGGCAGCACCAGGCGCGCCACCACGATACGCTCGCGCGCGCCGCCTCCGATGCTCCGCGTGGTGTAGAGCGTGACGCGAACGCAGCTGGCGCCGATCTTTTCGATTTCGCCGATGCCCTCCACGAACGTGTCCGCCACACAGGCCGGATCGATCAGTTCCGTAAAGTTTGTGTCCCTCGCGTGCGCCGTCATTCTGTGCCCCAGCGTCTTTTATTGGCTGCGGCAATTGTCGGTTGCGCGTCGGGTGTTCGACTATCGGCCGTTGGTAACAGGGTAAACAGCGCGGGGAGGTCAGCATGATCTCCGGGCCCTTTGGTGATGATGGCGGCATCTGGCGGCGGCTAGTTCTTGTCCCTGATCGCCTTGAGGCGGGTGACGTTCTCGCGGATCATGTCGAGGCTGGCGCGCGCCGCGTTGAACATTTCCAGCGCATACGCTTCGTTGCCGACGCCTTCCTGAAAAATCTGCGCTTCGGCCTGCGCCACCATCGTGTCGGCGAGCTGCAGCAGCTTCGCCGCGTTCGTCTTCTGACTGAGCAGCAGCACCATCAGACATTCGACAGCCAGCAGCCGGCCGGGAAGTTGCGTGTTCAGATTGTCGAGCGGATTCGTCATTGGCTGTCGTCTTTCACATGGGGGCGGCGATGATCGCGAAGGTACGCTCACGCGGCGCGGCGAGCAAAAAACGGCGTTTCCCCTCGGGGAATCAGAATTTCCCCTCGGGGAATCAGATTTCGCCAGTCATGCAAAAAGTGAAGGGCTCGCTGAAGCCGGTTAAAGCCGCGCAGGAACTCGTGTTTTTGACCGGAGAGCCGCTGTCGATTTGCCAGAAAGTGCTGTCCGGGCACCGAAAAGAAAATGGCGAATTGCTCGCCGCTTTTTTCCGGTCGCGGCTGATCACCAGCGCGATCATCGGTCTCACCGAAGGCGTCACCGATCCAGACGCAAAGGCCATCCGCAAGTTCTGCCAGAAGCTCGAACTGAAGCGGCAGCTCGCCGCCCTCGAGGAGGACGGCGAATGATCAGCGTCACCGCGCTCCAACTCATCATCTTCATCCTTCTCGCCTTCGTCGTGCTCTGTGTCGCGTGCGCGATGTGGGTCGGGCTGCGCCGTGAGATGCGGCCGGACCCTTACGGTCTGCCGTTCGGCGATATCCCTCACACCGTTCGGCCGGAGTTGCCCTCCGAACCGAAGCGGGCGGCCGGCGCTTCTCCATCCCCTCGGGCCTCGGCCGCCCGCGGCTTCGCGCGACGGGAGTCCTGACAATGACCGCCGGCTCGTATTTCACCGTGCCGCAGACGGCGAACTTCCTTGCGGCCAAGGCCGTCGCCAGCGCGACATCCTTCCTCGACGGCCGCAGCGATGCGGCGCGGCTCGGCACCGACGCGGATCAACTGATCCTCGACATGCTGGCGGTGCCGAATCATCCGGACGCCGCGAACCTCAGCGACCCGGCGCGGCTCCTGGTCATTGCGATGATGCGGATGGCGCGTTGCCGGGAGCCGTGGCGGCTCGAACGCTGGCAAATGATCGTCGCGTCTCTGGTCGAGCTGGTGCGGCGGGAATCCTCCGAGATGCATGCGGCCGGAGCGGCATCATGAAGCCGCTCTCCCAAACATTGAGCAGTCTTGTCGTTCTCACCGAGGAGTTGCTCGCGCGGCCGCTGCTCGATCCGCGCTCGATCGCGCCGCGTTTCGCAGCAATCGCCGCCGACGTTCGCGCCGCCGAGGCGCGACCGGCCGAAGGCATCCGCACCACGTCGGCCGCGCTGGTGACGGTGACGGCGATCGAGGAATACCGCCACGCGGCGAACGAACGCGCGCCGATGTGGCTGATGCTGATCGGCGCCACGCTGCCGCTGCTGCGCGCCGCGGCGTTCGACGCTCTCAGCGAGGAACGACAGGGGAGGGACGCGTGACGGAGGATATCGAGACCTGCATCGCTTGCGACGCGCCGTTCGTCGACGGCGACTTGGTCTACTCCGATCATGACGGCGGCTGCATCCATGCCGCTTGCTGCGGTCCGGAGCGCGAAAATTACGTCAACGCCGACGGTGAGCCGCTGAAGGACGACGAGCCGATTCCGACGCCGTGGATCTGGCGGAACGCGGATGACGTTTTGCGCGCTGCGAGGGCCTGCTAGCCATGACCGCGCTGCGCCGGATCAAGCCGCTCAAACTGCCGGACCTGGTACCGGCGACGATCGACGGCGACAAGCCGTCACTGGAATGGGTGGCGCCGACGGCGCTGCTGGTCGACGGCACCTATCAGCGCGACCTGTCGGACCGCTCGCTGCGGCTGATCAAGCGCATGGTCAGCGAATTCAGCTGGAGCCGGATGAAACCGCCGATCGTGGTGAAGGCCGGGCCTGGCTCGCTGCATATCATCGACGGACAGCACACCGCCATCGCGGCGGCGACAATTGGCGTGCCGAAGATTCCAGTGTTCATCGTCCAGGCCGAGAATGTCGACGAACGCGCGCGCGCCTTCGTCGGCCACAACACCGATCGCGTCACGGTGTCGTCGATCGACATCTATCGTGCGCTGCTGGCCTCGGGCGATCCCGACGCTCAGGACGTCGACAACGTCTGCCGGCGCGCGGGCGTGCGGATCCGCATCATCTCGCCGTCTTCAGCAATCGCGGAGGGCGACACCGCGGCCGTCGGCGTGGTGCGCGCGCTGGTGAAGCGCCGCGGCGTCATGCGGGCGCGCAAGGTGCTGCAGTGCCTGGTCAAGGCGCGGCGGAAGCCGATCGGCGCCTCAGAAATTCTCGCCGTCGATCGGATCGTCTGCGAGGACCGCCCGAACGTCGACCTCGATGCGCTGACAGCCGCGATCGTCGTTGAGGGCGCCGCCGGCATCGCTCAGGCGGTTGCCGACGCGCGGCTGAAGCGCGTGCCGGTCTGGCGCTGCATCAAGGATCGGTTGCTCGCCCGGCTGGGGGGGGGGGGCATGACGCATGACGCTCCGCGACGATTACGTCCAGGCACTCGAGCGGCAGATCGACGAGCTGCAGCACCGCGTCCGCGTGCTGGAGGAAATTACGGGCGCGGCGCTCGATGCGCCGCTCGAGCTCGGCCTGACGCGCAGCGAGGCCACCATTCTCGGCCTGCTCGCCAAAAACGAAATGGTGCGGAAGGCCTCGGTGCTGGAAATGCTCTACATGCATAAGCAGGATGAGGCCGAGATCAAGATCGTCGATGTCTTCGTCTGCAAGATTCGCCGCAAGTTGAAGCCTTTTGGCGTCGTGATCGATACTGTTTGGGGCCAAGGCTATTCGATGCCGGGCGCTAGCAAGATGATCGTCGACGGCATGCTGAAGGCGCGTGCGGCATGACGATGCTGGCGCAATACGATCGGGCGCGGGCGGCGCTGGCGGAAGCCACCAGGGTCGAGGAGGTGCTGCCGCTCCTCGACGAGCTCGAACATGTCAAGCTCTATGCCAAGCAGATCCGCGACAAGGCGTTGCTCGCTGACGCCTCGGTGTTTCAGCTTCGTGCCGAGCGACGCCTTGGGATCCTGCTCGCCGCCGCCAAGGAAGCCGGGCAGCTCGCCGAGAAAGGCCGCCGGCGCACGGCGACTGCTGATGACGGCGCGGTGCTGCCGGCGACGCTGGAGGAGATCGGCGTCGATCGCAAGCTCTCGGCCTCGGCGCAAAAGCTGGCGGCGCTGTCCGATCGCGATTTTGAAAGCGGCGTCGAGGCCACGCGCGAACGCGTCATTTCCGGCCGCGCGAAGATCATCGATGATGCGCCTATAGCCGGTGCGCGCGCCGTCATGGCCGGCCGTGTCGAGGCCGAGGACAGTCTCGATTACTTCCCGACACCGCCCTGGGCCACGCGAGCGCTGTTCGAGCATGTGATTCCGGCGATCGCCGAACCGTTGCCGATGGACAGCGCCTGGGAGCCGGCCTGTGGCGAGGGGCATATCGCCGAAGTGCTGCGCGAGTATGTCGGAATCGTTCATGCCAGCGATATTCACGACTACGGCTACGCGGCCGCGCGCGGCGACTTCCTGAAGGCCGACGCGGCCTCGGCGCCAGTGGTGGACTGGATCGTCACCAATCCGCCATTTGACGACGCCGCGATCGAATTCGTGCTGCGCGCGCGAGAGCTCGCGCCGAATGTCGCGATGTTCTTCCGCTCGCAATGGGCGGTCGAAGGTATCGGCCGCTATGAGCGGCTGTTCCGCGATGCGGCGCCGACGCTCTGCGCATTCTTCGTCGAACGCGTGCCGTTGGTGAAAGGGCGCTGGGATCCGGATGCCTCGACCGCGACCGCCTATTGCTGGCTGTTGTGGTGCAACGACATCCCGCCGCGTCCGACGTTCTGGATTCCGCCGGGCTGCCGGGAAGGCCTCACCAAGCCCGACGATGTCGAGCGCTTCACGGCGCATCCGGTCCGCAGCCAGGTGCGGGAAGAGGAGGCGACATGAACTGCCCAAAGTGCGACGCAGATATCAGCGACAGCTACGAACCGGACGATTGGTCGGTCGGTATTAGTGCTGGGTGGTTTTGCGACGCTTGCGATCTGGCTATTGCGGATGACGGATCACGCGAGGCGCTGGAAGATGTAGCCATCGGGCTTACCGGCGATGGAACAGCGCGCGGAACACCGATCTCGGAATTGTCGGGACGGCCGGGAGAGCCGGGGTTCGGTGAGTTCTGTCGGATCGCCAAGTCGTGGGGCTACGACTGACCATGACACGCGTTCGCCCGCAACAACGTCGCGCGCTGGAAACGATCGCCATCGAGCACGACGGTCATCGATTCAAGATCGGCGTCGGTCGCGAGTTCGCCGATCGGCGCGAGCTCGGCGCTCCGGTCGAAGTCTTCATCAATGCACAGAAGGTCAATTCGCTGCTCGATGCGCTGGCCTGCGACGGCGCCATCCTGATGTCGCTGTTGCTGCAGCACGGCTGCTCGGCCGCAGATATCGAGCGCTCGATGAAACGCAACTCCGATGGTGCGCCGGCGTCGGTGCTGGGCCTCGCCGCATCACTCCTCAACCAGACAGCACACCCCCAGGGAGATTGAACCATGGATATCCAGGTGCCGCTGAACCAATTGCGGTTCGGCCATGAAGATCAGGAAGCGATCAACGCGCGTGTTGTCGGCCGCAATGACGATATCGCCGCGCTGGCTGCGAACCTAAACGCGCGCGGGCAGATTGAGAACCTGATCGTGAAGCGCAATGCCGACGGCGGCTATTCCGTCTCGAACGGCAATCGCCGTCTCGCGGCGTTCCACATGATCTACGGCGAAAGCAGCGATCAGCTCGTCAACTGCACCGTGCGCGACGTCGACGGCGCAGGAGCGTTCGAGGATTCGCTGACGACGGCCGTGACCGCGAAGCAGCTCCACCCCGTGGACCAGTACGAAGCCTTCGCGCGCCTTGCGGAGAGCGGAAAAGAAAACGAGGAGATCGCCCAGCAGTATGGCTTGACCGACAAGGATGTGCAGCGTGCGCTGGCGTTGGGGCATCTGTCGCCGAAAGTACGCGACGCCTGGCGCCACGGCGAGATCAAGGCCGAAGTGGCGCAGGCCTTCACGCTCGCCGCCACCCACAAGGCGCAGGACAAGCTGTTTGACAAACTGGCGAAACAGAACGGCCTTCATGCGCACGTCATCAGGCGGGAGCTAGGCGCGACCGATCGCGAAGTCGGCCAGCTTCTGCCGTTCGTCGGAGCGGACGCTTATCGCGCCGCCGGCGGCACGGTGACCGTCGATCTATTCGGCGACGCACATATCGTCTCGGACCCGGCATTGCTGAAGCAACTTGCATCCGATCGGCTGCAGGAAGTCTGCGACAATCTGAAGGCGGAGGGCTGGGCCTGGGCGAAGTCAATGAGCGACCTGCCAACCGGCGCGCGCTGGTGGAAAAAAGTCGAGCCGAAGGCGTTGCAGTTTGACGGCGACGAAGAACAGCGGCTGAAGGCCCTGCAATCGGAGCGCAAGGCCCTCGAGGACCGCTATCAAAGCGACGATGAGGTTGACTATGATGAGTACGAGGAGGGCATGGAACGCCTCGATCGCGACATCAAGTTGCTCGAAGGAGTCGTGCGGGCGCGATCGTTCACCGATCGGCAGAAAGCTGCGGCCGGCTGCATCGTCGATATCGACGAAGGTGCGTTGATCGTCACCTATGGCGTGCGCGAGCCGGAGGAAGTGAAGGCTTCCGGCGGTGATGCTGACGGCGGGAAAAAAGCGGCAGAAAAAGCTGCGAAGCGTGCACCTCCGGAAGATGTCGCTGACGCGGACATTTCCAATGCACTGAATCATCGCCTGACCGTAGCGCTCACCGTCGGCACGGCCACGGCGCTCGCGCAGGATCATGAACTGTCTCTATGTGTAGTGCTCGCCGGCCTCGCTGCGTATGGTGGCCAAGGCGTCAATCTCACCGTCAGCGGTATGGGCGGGCGAACCCTCAACCTTTTCGGCACGTCCGAATTCTCTGACGCGTTGGCGCTCGCGCGGAAGCTGAAGCATGAGGAGCGCCTGGCGCTGGTCGCCGAAGTCGCCGCGGCCGCGTTGGATTTCCAGAACAAGCCGCTCGATCAGGATCCGACCGATCGGTTGCACGGTCCGCGCAGTATCTGCGCGGCGATCGATCCGGCGCTGCTCAATCCGGCGCTGCGTGGCGCGTTCGACGCGCGGGACTACTTCGGCGCGGTGCCGAAGCCTATTGCGCTGGCAGCGATTGCCGAAGCGCTCGGACCCGATGCGGCCAAGCCGCTCGGCAACAAGCCAAAAGCCGACATTGTCGACTTCGCCGTCGCCAACGTGCCGGAAACCGGCTGGCTGCCGCCACAGCTCCGCGCGGCCGGCTATGACGGGCCGCCGATCGGCAAGAGCGTGAAGCTGCCGCCGGCGCGTAAAGCCAAGGCCGCGTCGACGAAGGCAAAGCCGCGCGCCAAGCCGGCCGCGAAGAAAGCGCCGGCAAAGAAGGCCACGAAAAAATCGGCGGCGAAAAAACGCAAGGCGGCCTGATCGCGGGCTGGGGTTGGGGCAATGGGCGAGGATCTGCATCACGGCGTCGTCGCGTTCGAGCCGCTGGCGCGCGGTCGCGAGGCCGTGATGCTCGGTCGCGTCCAGGTCGGCGAGATCTCGCCGGTCCACGATCCGCGCTCCATTTTTCCGATGTGCTTCCGTCTCGATCTGCCGAACGTCCAGACCAAGGCCTGGACGCCGGCGCGCGACGCCGACGATGCGCGACGCCTGGTGCTGGCGCGCCTAAACGATTGGCTTAACGCCGCAGGCCTGCGGCCGATTGGGGGAATGTGATGGATTACAATCAATTGCCGGAGATATCGAAGGAGGAACTCGTCGAGGCTGCCTTCTGTATTCTTGGCGGTAACGTCGCCGACGCGCGGCCCGATCAACTCGCGAGATGGATGACGATCACGAGTTACGCCTTCGATATCTGCCTGAATGAATTCGAGAGGCGCGGGCATCTCCAAAGCGAGAGCGGGATGCCGATCATTCCATATTGTAGCGAACACGCCGTTGAGACCGTGTTGACTCGACGATGAGACCTCCCGGCACAACCACCCTTGCGCGCATGCGCCTGACGGCCGGCACCGCGGCCGGCGACATCGAGCGGATGCAGGATCATCTCGTCGACACCGGTGTACACGCCTCGCCGTCGGAGGCGGCGATCGCGCGGCGTGATGACTTTCATGGCATCGTGCGGCTGATCGATGAAATTCTTCATGACGACAATCTCAAACGTGTCGTGCTTGAAAAGCTGAGGACCTGATGGGGCTGATCAGCGACCAGGAGCTCGAGGATATCAAGGCGCGGCATAGCCTGGCCGATATCGCCGGCGGCTATGTGAAGCTGCGGCGCGCCGGCATGCGCCTGGTCGGCCCGTGTCCGATCTGCGGCGGCAAGGCATCGTCGCAGCGCTTCGAGATCCTTGCCGGCGGCGAGTCGTGGGTTTGTGCCGTTTGTCGCGAGGGCGGCGATGTCATTCGTCTGGTCGAGAAGGTCGATGGCTGCGACTTCCGCCAGGCGATCGAGCGGCTCGGCGGCCGAGCCGTTGTCGATCCGGCCGAGACACAGAAACTGTTCGAGGCGCGCGAGGCCAAGCGTCTGGCGCGGGAGAAGGAAGCCGATCGATATCGCGAGGCAGAGCGCAAGCGGCTGTACCGGCAATGGACCTCGGCGATGCCGATCGCCGGCACGCCAGCCGCTGACTATCTGACCGGGCGCGGGCTGATGGTGCCGGAGCATTGTCCAGGCCTGCGCTACCTGCCGTCGGCAATCTATTGGCACGGTGAGACGATCGATTCTCATGGCCGCAGCGGCCCGCGTGCGTTTCACACTGGTCCGGCGCTCCTGGCCGCCTTCATCCGCGCCGACGGCCGCTTCGGCGGCCTGCACATGACGTTTCTCGGCGCCGGCGATCCACCCACGAAGGTGGAGCTGCACGATCCCGAATCCGGCGAGATGCTCCCGGCAAAAAAGATGCGCGGTTCGAAAGCCGGCGCTTACATCGAGGTGGCGCGGCCGCCAGCCGGTGTTGAAGCGGTTCGCCGTCTCGTGATCGGCGAGGGCATCGAGACCGTGTTGTCGTTGCGCACGGCGTTCATTTTCGGCGATCGCGATATCGCCGACATCGGATTTTGGGCCGCCGGCGATCTCGGCAACATGGCCGGCCGCGCAAGGGAAACCGTCGCGCATCCGGATTTGAAGACGCCGTCCGGACGGGCACAGCGCGTGCCTGGTCCGGTGCCGGATCCCGACGACAAGGGGCAGACGATTCCGGATCAGGTCAGCGATCTGCTGCTGCTCGGCGACGGCGACAGCGAGCCGCTTTTGACGCAACACGCGATGACGCGCGCGGCGCGCCGCTACAGCTGCCCAGGTCGCACGATCCGCATCGTGTTCGCGCCCGCCGGCATGGACTTCAACGACCTCCTGCAGAGTGACGACGAATGAAGGGCGCGCGCGCAATCCTCGACCTCGTTGACGCGGCCGAGCCGTTTCTCGATCGGCCATCGCCGGTCGAACTCGATCCGGCCGAGATCCGCCGGCGCGGGCTCGAGGAGCTCAACGACATTCTCGCGAGGCTCGCGGCCGTTGATCTCGACGATCGCATGCAGGCGTTGATGTCGGCCGCCGAGGCGGTCGGCGGCCTGCTCGCCGTCGATGCCGTGCATGATGGATTCGCGCGCGCGGCGTTGGAACGCGCGGCCGGCGAAATAGGTCTGGTGCGCGACCACAAGATGAAAGGCGTGCGCGCGGCGATCGCGGCCGGCATCAAGGCCGGGAAGGCAAAGCCTAGCGACCTGGGGACGGCCGACTTCAAGCCGGCCAAGAAAAAGCGTCGGCCGCGACCAGCGGCCGGCCGATCCTCTTCACCTTCCTCCTCGCCGTCACCTTCTACGCCTCCCGCATCTTCCCCGCCGCCCGTCGCCGCCCCCGCACCCCCGGTCAAGGCGAGCAAATCGGCAAGCTCCCAAACGGGAGCTAATCCGGCGGCAGATGACCATGGGGGAGCGGGGGGAGGCGAGCCGCCTGACGACGCGGATGATGGTGATGATGGTGGCCGGGATGACGAGGCTGCCCGGCTGGATTTGCGGCTGGCGTTCTTTCCGCTGACCGACCTCGGGAACGCGGAGCGGTTTGTTGCGCGCAATCGCGGGCGACTCCTGTACTGTTCGGCGATCGGCTGGCTCGCATGGGACGGCAGGCGTTACAGCGCTGAAGGTGCTGAGGAACTGGTGAAGATCGCCGAGCACGATACGGTGCGCGCCATCCAGGCCGAGGCCGATGCGGTGCGCGAGAGCGGCCGAAGCGATCTCGGCGAGAAAGGCGGACGTGATTTCGTCTATGACGAAAAGCGTGATGGCACCGAAGTGATGTATTCCGACAGGATCGCGTCATGGGGCCGCGCGTCGGAGGCCGCTAACAAGCTCGGCGCACTGTCGAAGCGTGGTGCACCGTATTTGTCGATCAGCGTCGACAAGCTCGATGCCGATCCAATGAAGATCAACGTTGCCAACGGGACGCTGGTTGTTCGTCGTGGTGTCGAGGGCGATTACATCACCTTCAAGCCGCACGATCCGGCCGATCTGATCACCAAGATTTCCCCGGTGAATTTCGACAAAGATGCGACGTGTCCGATCTATGATGCGTTCCTCGCGAAGATCCAGCCGTCCGAAACCATGCGGCGCTTCCTGCACCAATGGGGTGGTCTCTCGCTGACCGGCGACACCAGCGAACAGAAACTTGCGTTCCTCTATGGCAAGGGGCGCAACGGCAAGTCCACGCTGGTTGATATCTGGAGCACCGTCGCCGGCGACTATGGTGAGACGGTGCCGATCGAAACGTTTCTCGATCACGGTAAGGCGCGCGGCGCCGGGCAGGCGACGCCGGACCTCGCCATTCTGCCCGGCAAGCGCATGCTTCGGACTTCGGAGCCGGAAAAGGGCTCGAAGCTGGCAGAGTCGCTTATCAAGCTGGTGACGGGTGGCGAGCCTATTCAGGCGCGCCACCTCAACCGCGATTTCTTCAAATTCTATCCGCGCTTCAAGTTGACGATGTCCGGCAATTCCCGGCCGCAGATCGGCGGCACCGACGAGGGCATCTGGCGCCGAATGCGCCTGGTGCCATTCAACGTCGCGATCCTGAAAGAAGAGATCGACATCCACCTCGCCGACAAGCTGCGGAAGGAAGCGAGCGGCATTCTCAATCGTCTGCTCGATGGCCTGCGCGACTGGTGCGACCACGGCCTCAGCGAGCCCGATGAAGTGATCGAGGCGACGGCGCAATACCGCAGCGACAGCGACCCGCTCGGCCGCTTCCTGCAAACCTGCGTCGAGGCCTCGAGCGGCTCGCGTGTGCAATCCAGCGTCATGCACGAGCTGTTTGACGCGTGGTGCAAATCATCGGGCGAAAAGACATGGAGCCCTCGCGGCTTCGGCCTGGCGCTAAAGGAGCGCGGCTTCGTGTCGAAGCAGTCCAATGTAATGTGGTGGCTGGACGTGAAACTGATCAAGTCGGTCGGCGAGTTCGTCGATGCCGATGGAAAGCCGCGACATTTGAATGCGGCCGATGACAAAGAGGAGAGCATCGATGCGGCTGATACGCCGTTCTAATCCTCCCATCCTCCCAAATTCGGGAGCTTGTGATTCGCTGTAACATGTTGAGTTTTCTGCGTTTGGGAGCTTGCGGGAGGAATGGGAGCTTTTTCTATATGTCACATGTGCGCGTGCGGGCGCGCGAGCGCATGAAAGCTCATATGGAAATAAGCTCCCAATCCTCCCATCCTCCCAAATGAAAATTTAAGCCTTTGATTACTTAAGGGCTTTTGTGATGGGAGGATCGAAGAGGGCCTTAGGCAAGCTCCCATCGATCCTCCCAAGGTAAATGTTCCAAGTCAGAACATTTAATTGACGGCAAGTCCGGCTTCGCCGGCACCAGCATACGAGGGGATATCGTCTGTTGGAGATATCGATGAAGGAAACGGGCGCGCTGCAATGGAACGTTGGCGATATTGTCGGCCTTGTGAGCGGAGAGAGGCCGCGGCCCCAATCTCCGGCGGCTGCGTGGCATCTGGTGCAGGTCATGACGGGCCGCGAGCGGACCGTCGCTGAGTTTCTGCACCGCTACCGCTTCGAAACCTATTACCCGCTCACCACCGTGATGAAGGCGGTGCCGCGCAAACGGCTCTCGGCAAAGCAGCGGCGTAGCAAAGCGCGTATCGCGCGGCCAAAGATCGTACCGCTCCTGCCTGGCTATCTGCTGGTGTTGATGGATATGAAAGCGGGCGACTGGCACGCGCTGTTTCGGCTCGCCGGTGTGCGCGGTGTCTGGTGTGAGGGCGATTTGCCGGTGCCGATACGGCAGGCGGATCTCGACAATCTGCGTTGGCGTGAGGTCGATGGCGTCATTCCGGGTGATATCACCATCGGTTCGCTGTTCTGCGGCAAGGTCGGCGACCGGGTGCGTATCACCGAAGGGCCGTTCGCCAGCTTTCCTGCCGTGATCGAGGAATTGCCGCCGGGTTATCAACCGGGCGAGCGGCTCGAAGAGCTTGACGAATCGAAACGCGTGACGCTTCTTGTCAACATCTTCGGACGACCAACGCCGGTACATCTACCGTTAGGTGAGTTCGAGGCGATCTAATAGCAGCCACCCCGTAACCACCCGGAGTGCTGCGCATGCAATGTAGAAGCCCCGCCCGCGCGGGGCTTTGTCATTTCAGGACATAGGGTGCGAGGGTGTTGTCTCCATCGCCTTGCGCTCCTTGGGGAAGGATGGCCCGGCCTGCATGCCTGCAGGTCGGGCTTTTGCGTTCATAGGGTGAGTGACGTCGGTTGCTACGTGCGCCGTTGTGGGAATGGCGGCTATGGCGCGAGTGCCGAACGCGCCGGGAATTGCCACGGTATCCAGTCCGTCAAGCGAACGGCGTTGCTCGCTTCAATGGGCGTTTCCTCCCTAGACTTGTGGGCTGCCGTCATCGGTCGATGCGGCAGCCCATTGTTTAGAATGGCAAGTGCACCTTGGAAAGCTTGGTACAAGACGGCGCGATGGGAGCGGCTTCGGCAGCAGGTGTTCCTGCGTGATCTCTACAAGTGCCAGCGGAGTGGTGTGCTCTGCATCGGCAAGCATCCTGCGCCCAACAGTCCGGTCGCCAACCATAAGCGGCCGCATCGCGGCAACCCGGAACTGTTCTGGGACCCCGACAACATCGAGACTGTCACCAAGCAGGTCCACGACAGCATCATCCAGGCGGAAGAGCAGGCGAGCCTGCACACCCGCGGCGTTTGGCACTGATCGGTCGAGGGGGTGGGGGTGGGTAAATTCCTCGCCGGCCTCGATCGCCCGGACCGGCGGCTCCCTCAGTCAGGGATTTTTTATTCGATGAGCCAAGTTTTTGACCTGTTTGGTGATCCCGTTCCCGCGAATTGGGGACAGCGCGGCCGGCCTGAACATGTCGCATCACAGCAAAATCGGAATCGTGTCAGCATGTTAGTGGCAGCGGGCTGGAGCAACGCGCGGATCGCTGCGGCGCTCTACATCACCGTGCCGACTTTGCGGAAGCATTATTTTTCCGAGCTGCGGTATCGGGCCGTCGCTCGCGACCGGCTGAACGCGAACATGATGACCAAGCTGTTCGAGCTGTTCATGGCCGGCAACGTCGCAGCTGGTCGGGAGTTCCGCGACCTGATGCGCGAGAATGACCGGATGGAGATCGAGCGGTCGATGGCCGCGCAGCCCAAACACGATGATGAGAAGACCACGCGCCTCGGCAAAAAGGAGCTCGACGCGCAGCGCGCGATCGCCGCCGATGCCGACCTGATGGCCGAACTGGAAAGCGAAGCGTCGAGCAATGCAGCCCGTCACTAAATCGCCCGCACGCTTCGCGTGCCCGGATTGGTGGGACCGTCTCCGCGACGGGCGGACACCGATGGCGGATGTGCCGGTCAACCGGAAGCGTGCCGATAAGGCATTGGCATTCTTCAATCGGCTGAAACTGCCGGACGTTCCTGGTACGCCGTCGCTCGCCGATGCATGCGGCGATTGGTTTCGTGAAATCCTCGTCGCATTCCTTGCCAGCGAAGATCCCCACACCAAGGCGCGCCTGGTGTGGGAGCTGCTCTGCATGGTGCCGAAGAAAAACTCGAAGACGACCTATGTCGCAGCGCTTGGCCTTACTGCGTTGTTCATGGAGGAAGCGCCGAACCGCCAGATGCTGATCGTCGCGCCGAGCCAGAACATCTCGCAGCGATGTTTCGAGCAGGCGCATGGGATGATCCGCCTCGATCATCGCCTCGATTCGATCTTCAAGGTGCAGGACAACATCAAGTCGATAACGCGTCGCAAAACCGGCACGGCTCTGGACGTCAAGACTTTCGACACGTCGATCGTCACCGGCGAAATCCCGATCCTGACAATCATCGACGAGGTGCATGAGCTCGGCAAGAAGGCGAAGGCTGCGGCTGTCATGCAGCAGATTCGAGGTGGCGGCATCACGATGCAGGGCGGTCAGGTGCTGATGATCACCACGCAGTCGGACGAGCCGCCGGCCGGGATCTGGAAGACCGAACTGGAGAAGGCGCGCAAGATCCGCGACGGCAGGGCGGGGAGCTCGCCGATCATGCTGCCGGTGCTGTACGAGTTTCCGCAGGACCTGCAGCGCAATCAGTCGTATTGGCGCGACACGCAGAACTGGAAGTACTTGCTGCCGAACCTCGGCCGCTCAATCGATCCGCAACGGCTGATCGACGACTATGAGAACAATGGTCGCGCTACGCCGCAGGCTGAACAGATTTGGGCCTCCCAACATCTCAACATTCAGATCGGCGTCGGCCTCGGCGATCAGAACTGGCGCGCCGTCGACTACTGGTCCGATGCCGCCGACCACTCGCTCACGCTGGATTCGCTGATCGCGCGTTCGGAAGTCGTGACGATCGGTTTCGACATCGGAGGCCTCGACGATTTGTTCGGGATCGCGGTGATCGGCCGCGAGAGGGCGACACGTCATTGGCTGATGTGGAACAAGGCATGGGCGGTCCGCGAAATTCTCAATCTTCGAAAGGATATCGCACCAAAGCTGCTGGAGTTCGAAGCTGAAGGCTCGTTGGAGTTTGTGAGTAAGCCAGGTGAGCTTGCGCCAAAGGTGGTCGATATCGTTGAGTATGTTTCGCGAGCTGGTCTGCTGCCTGCGAAGGATGCATTTGCGTTTGATCCGAACAATATCGGCGCCATCGTCGAAGAATTGTCTGGCCGCGGCCTCGGTGATGCCATGCTGCGGCGACTTCTAACGCAGGGTCCTGCACTCTCGCCGGCGATCTACATGATCCCGATGAAGCTGGCCGATGGCACGTTTCATCACGCGGGGCAGGCACTTATGGATTTTTGCGTCGGCAACGCGAAGATCGAAATGGTTGGCAACGGCCTGAAGATGACCAAGCAGATTGCAGGCAGCGCCAAGATCGATCCTGTCATTGCCAGCTTGTGTGCGGCCATGGTCATGAGCTGGAATCCATCCGCAGTTACGCCGGCGACATCGCCTTGGGATGATCCTTCATTCTCGCTGGTATCTGCGGCATGAAGCTCGGAATCGAAATCAGCCGTTCGTCCGCGGAGGCGCGCTCGGGCAGCATCGAAAATCCCGGCGTGCCTGTGTCGCAGACCGCCGAATTTATGGCGTTCTTCGGTCTGGATTCGGTGCGGCTCCCCAATGTCACGCCGGACAGTGCGTTGACAGTGCCGGCGGTTGCCTGTGCAGTCGCGTTTCTATCCCGAACGTTGGCCGCAGTTCCGCTGCACGCCTATCGCGGCACGAGAGAGGGACCGGTGCGGCTCACCGGCAGAACGGCTGTCACCATCCATGAGAATCCGAACGACCTCATGGATACATTCAAGTTTCGTCAGTATTTCTGGCAGCAGGTGTTCACCGGCGGTCGCGGCTTAGCATGGATCGAGCGCAATGGCTCGATGATCGAGGCCCTGTGGCCGATGGACCCGCGTAAAACCACGATCAAGCGTTCCGGCTTCACGCTGACCTACACGCATGACGGCAAGACCTATCAGGCGGCCGACGTGATCGATGTTCCCTTCATGCTGAAGGCCGATCAGACCGGGCATTATGGGCCTATCAGACTGGCGGCCAAAGCCATCCAGCTCGCGCTGGCGATGAACGATTACGGCAGCACCTTCTTTGCCGGCGGCGGTGTCCCGCCACTGTCACTCGAAGGTCCGTTGCCGCAGGGTGCGCCTGCGCTGGAACGCGCCATGGGCGATGTCCAGCGCGCCATCGATCAGGCGCGCACGGGCAGCAAGCCGATCGTACCAATTCCGCCCGGGCACAAGCTGGCGCCGATCGGTCTCGACCCTGAAAAGGGTCAAATGACGACTGCGCGGCTATTCCAGATTCAGGAGATCGCCCGCGCCTGGCAGATTCCGCCGGTGTTCTTGCAGGATATCTCCAAAGGAACGCTGAACAACGTCGAGCAGCAGGACATCAATCTCGTCAAGCACCTGATCGGCCAATGGGCCAAGGCGCTGGAAGGCGAGATGAACCTCAAGCTGTTCGGTCGCTTCAATGGCAATCGCTACGTCGAGCATAACCTCGACGGCTTGATGCGCGGCGACCTCAAATCCCGGATCGAAGCCATCGCACGCGCGGTCCAGACTGCGCAGCTCACGCCGAACGAGGCGCGCGCGCTTGACAATCGGCCGAAGCATCCGAATCCGGCCGCGGACGAATTGCTGGTGCAGGGTGCAACCGTTGTACTCGGACAGCAGCCGGCTGCCGGCATTGGTCATAACGGCGGGCCCACGCTGGATGGCAACGATCCGCCGGAAGACGGCGACGCGACCGACGAAACCCCTCCCGAGGACGAAAATGATGAGCAAAACGACGAGACCGGAGTGTGAACACCGCGCGCTTGTTCGGCCGGTTGAGCGGCGTGACGTTGATGGAGTCACGACCGTTGCAGGTTATGCGGCTGTCTTCGGTGAGGTGGCCGACATCGGCGGCTATTTCCAAGAGGTGATTGCGCGCGGCGCATTCACGGAGACGTTGCGGACTGCTGATGTGCGCGCCTATTACGACCATGACCGTGGCCGCGTGCTGGGGCGCAGCTCCGCCGGCACGCTCCGCCTCAAGGAAGATCAGAAGGGGCTGTATGTCGAGATCAACCTTCCGGACACCTCGGATGGTCGCGACGTCAAGACGCTCATCGAGCGCGGCGACATTACCGGGATGTCCTTTGGTTTCTCGGTGTTGCGTCAGGAGTGGGACGAGACGGTCGAGCCGCCGAAGCGCACGATCCTTGAGGTCGAGCTGTCGGAGGTCAGCATTGTGTCGAACCCGGCATACGAGGGCACCTCGATCGCTCTCCGTTCGCTGGATGAGGCGCGGAAAGAGCGTCGTCAGCAGAATTTCAGCGCCGCCGCGCGTCGCGTCGGCATGAAAGTTTCCCTCGACCTGCAGACGCGGGCGAGGAGTAAAGCCTAGGCGTTCCGCCGAAGCCCAACCATTCACATCGACGAAAGGATAGACCGATGAAAAAGGTCTGTATTATGGCCGCTGCGCTGGCGGCAATCGCTATCTGCAGCGTTGTTCTTGTATCCCCTGATGCGATGGCAGCGATGCTTCCGCATGTTCACGACCACCAGATTCTCTCCACGATCGTGGCGAATGCCTCGGTGCTTGCCGGTGTTGCCACGAATAGCCGCGTCAAGGAACTGCGCCAGCGGCAGGAGCAGATCGTTTCCGAAGCACGCGAACGCCTGAACCAGATCACCACGGCGACTGATGAGGCACGCGCGACTGAACTGGAAACGCAGCACGACGCTGCCATGGCTGAATATGACCGCATCGGCAAGCAGATCGAGCGCGAGGAACGTCTTGCGGCACTTGAACAGCGCTCGGCCGAGGAGCGGGCCAAGCGCCGTCCGGTGCCGGGTGACGCGGAAGCGTCGGGTCAGGATGCCGGCGACGCCATCGACTATCGGCACGCCTTCCATCGTTATGTGCAGGAGCGCGGCGACCTTTCGGCGCTGTCGGCCGAGGAACGCGCTGCCCTCCAAGGCGGCGTGACGAAGGTGGAAACCCGCACCCAGGTCACCACCAGTGGCGGCTCGGGCGGCTATACTGTGCCGACCGAACTGAGCAACCAGATCATCAAGTCGATGAAGGCTTGGGGTCCGATGTACGATGAGAATATCTGCACGGTGATGAACACCAGCGCAGGTAACCCGATCGACATTCCGACGATCGATGACACCGGTGTGGCGGTCGCCAAACATACTGAGGGTGGTGCGGTCACCGATGATGGCGGCTCGGATGCGACCTTCGACAAGAAGACGTTGAACGCTTATGCCTACGACACCGAATGGGTCAAGTTCTCCTGGGAACTGGCGCAGGATTCGATCTTCAACTTCGAGGCCCTGCTCGGCGATCTTCTCGGCCAGCGTCTTGGTCGGCGCGCCAATACCGAGTTGACCGTCGGCGACGGCAATGGCGACCCGAACGGCATTGTTACCGCGTCGACGCTAGGCAAGACGGCGGCGGCGACTGCCGCGATCACCTGGGACGAGATCATCGATCTCGAACACTCGGTGGATCCCGCATACCGGGCTTCGCCGAAGGCGCGCTACATGTTCAACGACAGCACGCTGTCGGCAGTCCGCAAGCTGAAGGACGGCCAGGGCAACTATCTCTGGCAGATGGGTGACGTGCAGAAGGGCATTCCCGGCAGCTTCAACGGCCGGCCCTACAGCATCAACCAGGCCATGGACTCCCTCGGCGCCGGCAAGAAGGTCATGCTGTTCGGCGACTTCTCCAAGTATTTTGTCCGCAAGGTCGGTGGCATCGTGATGTTCGTCGCCCGCGAGCGTTTTGCGCCGGACATCGGGCTGCTCGGCCTGATCCGGCTGGACGGCGAGCTGGGCGACACGGCCGCTGTGAAGCACCTCATCACGGCCGCGGCGTAAGACGCCGCCTCACGCCGAATGGTGGGCGCCTGCGGGCGCTCACCTCCGCCCTGGGAAAGGCATCATTCATGAAAATCCGAATGCTGGTGAGCATCGCGGGTGCGGGTTTTGCACTGAGCGCAGGCGACGAAACCGACCGTTTCAGCGACGCCGAAGCCGTCCGTCTGATCGAGTTCGGCGCGGCCGTGCCCGTTACTGACGAACAGATCGAGCGCACGGTGAAACCGGAAGCGCGGGAAACTCGCAAAGGGAAACGGGACTGATGTGGTATCCCGCCTCGATCGAGACGTCTGCCAGCGCCGAGCCCGTCACGCTCGCCGAGGTCAAGGCGCAGGCCATCATTGACGACAACGACAATGATGAGCTGATCGGCCGCCTGATCAGGGTCGCGCGGTCGCATGTCGAGGCGTATTGCAATATCGCGTTGGCGGAGCAGATAGTGGCCGCCCGGTGCGATGGTTTCAGCGACCTGGCGCGGCTGCCGATCGCGCCGGTGCAGGATATCGAGTCCATCAAGTACGTGGATGCCGCAGGAGCCGAACAGACGCTGCCTGATACGGTTTACGAGCTGCGCAACGATGACCTTGAGGTGTCGGTTGTGCTCAAGGCCGGGCAGCGCTGGCCGGCGGTACAGCCGGGCTCACGCATCACGGTGAAAGCGCTGGTCGGTTACGACGAAGTGCCGGCCGCGATCAGGCACGCCATGTTGCTCTGGATCGCGGAAAATTACGCCAAGCGCGAGATCGAGGCGGCGCAGGGTTTCACCGCCTTTGATGCGCTGCTCTGCAACTTCCGGCGGGGTGTCTGATGGCCGACATCAATGCCGGCGATCTCTACTACCGTGTCCACTGCCAGCGGCGCGTCGAGCGCGACGATGGCTACGGCAACACGGTCGCGGAATTTGCAACCGAGTTCACGGTTCGCGCGGCCTATCGCCATCTGCGCGGCGGCGAGGCCGTTATGGCGTCGCGGCTCGCGAACCGCCATCCCGTGCTGATCACCGTGCGCGCCTCGAGCCAGACGCGGCAGATCAATTCGGATTGGCGCCTGGTCGATGCCCGAGGCGGCACTGAATGGGCCGTTCGCGACGTGACCGCCGAGACCGATCGGCAGTTCATCACCTTCCTTTGTGAGAGCGGCGTGGCCGCATAGACCTCCGCAGGAAACCGCAATGAAGACCGTGCTTATGCACCGTGACTATTCCTATCGCGCCAAGGC